GGTATACGAAGATAAAAATGGCAAGCGTCATGCAGAAGTAGTTGAAGTAAAACCCAACAGTCAAATCATGGGAAATGCTCGCAGCAAACACGACAAGATGCATGCAGTTGTCAATGAAGCAAAATGGCGCATGGCCAGCCAGTGGGCACGATCACAAGGGCTAGGCTTTAGAGTTATTACAGAGAACGAAATTTTCAACAAGCCAAAAGGCAGCAAACGGAAAAAACGATGACCAAGAAATTAGAAGATGAATTCAACTTGCCCCCAATGAGTTATACAGAACCAGACACAGGCGAAGAAGTTACAACAGAATTTACCACAACTGACATCATGGATGCAATTGGTGCAGCAGACAAAATTGATGCAGCACTGCCGCAGGTAACTGGACTAGACTCGCTGGACAAAGACATGGACGAATATGCACAAAAAGCAATGAGCACGTTTGACGATCTAGTGTCATTGGGCAACAACGTAGAAGACCGTCATGCTGCAATGATATTTGATACAGCCAGCAAGATGATGACCAACGCTATTACAGCCAAAACAGCAAAGATGGACAAGAAGCTGAAGATGATTGAATTGCAAATGCGCAAAAGCAAATTGGATTTGGACGAGCGTAAATTTGCAGCCAGCGAAAAAGGCGGTGCAGTAATACACCACGACAGTGAAGAGATTGTAGACAGCAGAAACAGTATGTTGGAAAGTCTCAAAAGTATTGCAGATAGCCTAAAAAACGATAAATAACTACAGTGGAGAAAAGACATGAATTATTTGAAAGCATATCTCACTGAGTCTAAAAAAGATTACAAGTACAGAATCAAGACCACAGTTGAAGTAACAGACAATATGATGGATGCACTTGAAGAGCATCTAAAGAAGTACGATGTCGCAGAAGTCAATACTCCTAAGAAAACAATACTACAGAGTGCTCCAATTGACTTCCCAGGCACACGTGGTGCGGAAGTGACGATTGTAGACATTACCAGTAACGTTCCAGCAAGCCAATTTGCATTGATGACAGAAGTTTGTAAAATTTGGAATGCCGGTGAAAACCAAGTGAAAGTAAGAGCACACAACGAGCCAGCAATGGCACGTGAGCTAGCCGAAGAGGCAGCAAAAGAACAAGAAACAAAAGCACTGCTTGATGAAGAAACATATGAAGCAGATGCAAAAGAAACAGTCAATCACAACGACTATTATGGCGAAGACTTCAAGGACAACTTCGTCAAGGAAATGATGAAATTACGTAGAGAGCAGCAACCAGAAGGTGTTGGCTACGAAGGAGAAAAGGCATGAACATCAACGACCTGCAGAAACTAGCTGGCTTGCCAATCACTGAATGGGCCAATACACCTGCACATACAAATCACCCAGAACCAGAAGAAATCGACGTACCAGAAGCTGACGTAGATCAAAGTCTACGCCGTTATTTGAACGCTGACCCAATGCCAGTTACTGTAACTGAAGATCACACAGTTGATAGTATGATGAAAAGTTTCAAAGATTACTTGGCAGAAGGTGAAGAAGAGCTCGAAGAAGGACGTGTGAAAGACTCAGTAATCGATGACTCAGAAACAATGTCAAAAGAAGAATTTGCTAAAAAACATGGCAAGGAAATGGCAGACGAGTACTATGAATCAGTAGCAGAAGAAATTGAAGTCGACGAAGCAGAAGAACTTGAAGAAGTTGAAGCAGTTGAAGAAAAAGCAAAACCAGATTTTGCTGACATTGACGGCGACGGTGACAAAGAAGAAGACATGAAGAAAGCAGCCAAAGACAAAGAAGAAAAAGAAAAGGCTGATGAAAGCATGGATCCAGATATTGCAGCACTGAGAAAACTAGCCGGCATTGGCGAACAAACAACATCGCAGACGGTATCAGAAGATATTATTGCACTGAAAAAACTAGCAGGTATCTAAGATGAGTTTAGCGGAGAGAATCAAACAGTATTTGGCAGAAGATATTGAAGAAGCAAGCATGGGCGCACCAGACTACAATCCAGCAGCTGGCAAATATGCTAGCAATATGGACTATGGCATGTTCACTGACGGTGGCAACGAAGAAGTAGAAGAAATTGTTGTTGCTGCATGTGACTTGGTCAAAGATGGTAAAATGGACAGCAGAAAAGCAGTTGATGCAGCAATGCAAATGCTAACCATGCTAGCAGACGATACTCCGCATGACGAAGCAGAAGATACTGATGTACGTGAAAGAGTAGCACGTGAAATCATGTCACGTTGCGACGAAGTAGAGGAATCTAAAATGGACGAAGCAGTAGGCGATGCAGCGTCACCACTATATGACTTGATCGACGAAGTTGGATCACATCAACTAGTATTAGACGAACTTGTTCGTTTCTTAGACGTTGATCAAATTGAAGAATTTGTAGCAGACTTCCGTAGACATCATGACATGAACGAAGCAGACGTTGAAGAAAACGCATTCAATCAAGCAGCCGCAGCGGCAGCAAGAGCACACAAAGATGAGTTCGAATTCAACGGTAAAAAATACAAGACCAAGATGAGCAAAGCAACTGCTCACGAACTAAATGATTCCGTTAGTAATGAAGACCTAGCAGCACTACGTAGGCTAGCAGGCATCTAATCATTTATACTAGGCTGCACAAGTTGCAGCCTTTTTTTCTGACTTGGTAAATAATACTATGAGAGCAAGACAATTTTTATTCGAGTATGACAATGTAGATCAGTTGAAAGCTGAGATCCTCAAGACGATCAACAGCATAGACACTGCGGCCGGCGATGAAAAAATACAAAAGCAGAATGCCGAGCTGTTGGATCGTGTTTACACAATTCTCAACAAAAGCAATGTAGTAGACAGATTCCAATCAGTACTTCCGTCGGTGTTGCGTGGCGAATACAGTGATCAAGAAATTATGAAGATTGCTGGCAAGATCAGCGAAGCACCTATCAGCTACAAAGACAAAGTTCGTTTTGTGAGCAACTTGGAAAAAGACACTGTGATCAATCCTAAGGTTTTGCTTACACCTGGTCAGTACACAATTGATGAACTGTGTAACAATGATCCTGTAAACAAAGCAATGTTTGATCATTTGAAAATTTACGGTGTTGGACAAAAAATGAAAGGTCCAGCAGAACATGCTCTTGCTATTCTAAGTCAAAAAATATCAATTGAAGGCAAAGGTGATGTTACCATTGGTAATGTTGCTGTTGAAGTAAAAGCTGCCGTAGGTGAAAAACTTGGCAGCGGTGGTGGACGTTTTGGCGAAACTGGCAGACTGCCAAGTAGACAAACAATGGTAGACATACTGCAAAGTTTTGAAGTGCTTGCACCCACAGTGAATCAATTCTTAGAACGTCAAGCCAGCATGAATGTAGAAACCTTTGTAAAACTTGTTGATCAAGTAAACCCAGATCCAAATACACGCAAAGCAATTGGTCAGAAAGTATTTGGTACAATATTTGGCAATGAAGCAGCACCTGTTGTTGATACATTTGCACGTGGTGCAAGTCCAGATGAAGTTCGTCGTGCATACATTGAAAGCAATTTCAACTGGTACAAGAACAGCGATATGGGCGGCGACTGGAGTGTATTGTGCAGCATCAGTTTTGCAAACAACTCAGTAGCAACTATTACGTCAGGTAACGATCTTAGAAACATCACCATGTACAAAAAGAACCCTGCAATTATTACAACTGATAAACCGCAGGAAATGTTGTTCCAATTCAATCCAAAGAACGCATAATATGACAGTAGATACAGGACTCATAAAACGTCCGCACCAGGATCAATCCTTTACAAGAGACCAAATGATGGAATTGGCTCAGTGTATGGCTGACCCAAAATACTTTGCATTGAACTTTTGTTATATTCAGCATCCTACCAAAGGACGTATGAAGTTTGCTTTGTATGAGTATCAACATGACTTATTGGATACCTACAATAACTACAGATACAGTATCAGCTTGTTGCCGCGACAAACAGGCAAGTCGACTTGTGCGGCTGCATACTTGCTTTGGTATGCAATGTTTCAACCAGACAGTACTATTCTTATTGCTGCACACAAGTACTCAGGTGCACAGGAAATCATGCAGCGTATCAGATACATGTATGAAATGTGCCCAGATCATATACGTGCAGGTGTAACAGCGTACAACAAAGGATCGTTGGAATTTGACAACGGATCACGTATTATTGCACAAGCAACTACAGAAAACACAGGACGTGGTTTGTCACTTACATTGGTGTACTTGGACGAATTTGCATTTGTGCCGCCTAGAGTTGCACAAGAGTTCTGGACTTCACTATCACCAACATTGAGTACAGGTGGTAAATGTTTTATTACCAGTACGCCGAACCAAGACGACGATCAGTTTGCACGTATTTGGAAAGATGCTGAAAAGCGACTGGACGAATATGGCAATGAAACAGATGTAGGCAAAAACGGATTTAGAAGTTTCCGTGTACACTGGAGCGATCATCCTGATAGAGATCAACAGTGGGCAGACAGCGAACGCAACAAAATTGGTGAAGAACGTTTTAGACGTGAACACGAATGTGAATTTATTGCGTTTGATGAAACATTGATCAACAGTCTGAAACTGCCAGACTTGGAAGGTGTAGATCCATTGGAACGCATTGGACAAGTGCGTTGGTACACCAAACCACAGCGTGGCAGTACATTCATTGTAGGGCTTGATCCTAGCTTGGGCACTGGTGGCGACAATGCAGCTATACAGGTGTACAGTTTGCCCAAACTAGAACAAGTAGCAGAATGGCAACACAACAAAACACCTATACAAGCACAAATAAGAATCATGCACAGTATTATACAAGCATTAGACGAAGTGCCAGACAGTGAAATATATTGGAGTGTGGAAAACAACACACTAGGCGAAGCAGCATTGGTAGCCATCAATGAAATGGGCGAAGACAATTTTGCTGGCACATTCCTCAGCGAGCCAAAACGTTCTGGCAATGCTAGACGATTTAGAAAAGGATTCAACACCACACACAAAACAAAAATTGCAGCCTGTGCAAAGTTCAAGCAGTGGGTAGAATCTGACAAGATGAAAATACGCAGCAAGAACTTGATACGCGAAGTCAAAACATTTGTAGCACGTGGCAACAGCTATGCAGCCAAAGAAGGCGAAACAGACGATCTTGTAATGGCAACAATGCTGTGTACACGCATGATTCAAAACGTTGTAAGATATGACGAGAATGCATTCAGTATGATGAATGAATCAGACGGCAGTGATGACGAAGTAAGAATGCCAATGCCGATAGGTTTTATATAAATAGTATTATGGACAGTTCAAACATTGCAGAAAAGATTTTTGATTACGTAAAAGGACTGGGCGAGCATGTCGTCCTTTTTACAACCACTGGCGAAAGCACGTTGGATACAAACGATGCTAGACGCTTTTACTTGAAAGACAGTAAGATAATGATTCACTTGGATGACAGTGAAAGTCGTGAAGAACTGAAAGTGATGTTTGGCGGTGAAGTTTCGCCAAAACAATTCGAACACATTTTCAAAGGTCTCAAAAACATTGCACACAAAAATCTCATTGAGTTTACACTAAAACGATTCAGCAAACAGATTGAACCAAAAGACTTTGCATATCAAGGAAGCGTAGCTATGAAACAAGAAACAAACGAAAGTTTTAGCAAGCCATATGGCAAAACTAAAACCAGTTACCAAGAGCTGAAGGACAGCAAAATTATCATCAAGCACAAAAAAGCAGTCGACGAAGAAGTTCGCGGTAGTAGAAGTAGAAACATTCAAGCCATTTACTTAGAGAACAGCGCAGGTGAACGCTTCCAATATCCATATAATCACCTAGCTGGCGCACGTGCAATGCTACGTCATGTAAAAGAAGGCGGCAATCCATACGATGATTTTGGACAGCACATCATTGAACAAAGCAAAGAACTTGGCGACCTTATGAAGTTTGAACGTTGGGTCAACGGCAACAAACTGCAAGAAGGCAACGAAGAAGAAGTTGAATTGGTAAAAGAAGCAAAGACACGTATACGTGAACACATCAAGCGTCTACAAACTGAAGCATACTACAAAGAGTGTTCATGCGAATACAAAGCAAAAAGCTTCACTGCAAGTCCTACAAAAGTAAATAAGATGCGTGAACGTTTTACTGCTAAGAATTTTGACGAAGGACTAAACGATGCATTGGGCATTGTTACACGTCTAGTCGCTGAAAATCGTGCAGCAAAAGAAGCGCAAGATGATGTTGTACAATTGGTACAGTACATCAACAAAAACAAGAACATTGCGTTCCGCGGCGTAGAAGTAGATGACCCTGCAAATCCAGAAGCAGAAAGTCAAAACAAATACGCAGGTCCACAAGGTAAAACAGCAAAATTGGGTGCAATGGCTAGTTATCTAGCACAGCGCACAATGGATGACACTGTCAGCAATCACCTAGCAAGATTAGCTGACAATGTTCATATTATGAGCCCTAAATTTTTACTTGGGGTTGAAAAAGTGATTGACTTCTTGTACAAATCTGCTACAATGAAAAAAGAACAAGCAGTAGCAAGTTCAAGCGTAGCAGATCAAGCATATGAATCACTTGAAGAATCATTTGAAATTTTCGAACCAAAGTTCTAAATTTCACTTGACAAATATCGTTGTTTGGCTGTATACTAACACTTATAGTCAAGCAAATTGGCAAAACATAGGCATATACATAGGAGAAACATTATGGCTTCATTGGCAGAAATTCGTGCAAAACTACTGGCACAGGAAAATAACAGCAGTTCGAGCAGCAGCTCAGGTGGTGGTGACAACGGAATCTTTCCGTTTTGGAACCTAGAAGAAAACAAATCAGCAACAGTACGATTCCTAAACGACGGCGATACGACGAACGATTTCTTTTGGAAAGAGCGTCAAATGATTCGTCTGGACTTTCCTGGTATCAAAGGACAAGCAGACAGTCGTCGTGTCACAGTAAACGTTCCGTGCATGGAAATGTGGGAACCAACTGGTTCATGTCCTGTACTGGCTGAAGTACGTCCTTGGTTCAAAGATCCTTCACTAGAGGATATGGGTCGTAAGTACTGGAAAAAGCGCAGCTATATTTTCCAAGGTTTTGTAGTAAACAGCGAACTACAAGAAGACACAACACCTGATAATCCGATTCGTCGCTTTATCATGGGTCCACAAATTTTCAACATCATCAAGCAAGCATTGATGGATCCGGACTTTCCTGCACTTCCTACTGATATGGAAGAAGGAACTGATTTCAAAATTCACAAAACAACAAAAGGTCAATACGCTGACTATAGCACAAGTAACTGGGCACGCCGTGAGCGCAGCTTGGACGAGAATGAACGTGCTGCGATTGATACGCATGGACTGTTCAACTTGAACGATTTCATGCCTGCTAAACCTTCGGCAGAAGGACTTGATGCAATTCGTCGCATGTTTGAAGCAAGTGTTGACGGGCAACTGTACGATCCAGAAGAGTTTGGACAGTTTTATCGTCCTCCGGGTGTAAGTGCACCAGCTGGCAGTGCATCAGCAGCATCACCGAGTGTAGCTCCTAGTCCTGCACCGCAGCCTGCGGCTGCTCCAGCTGCGGCTCCTGTAGCCGAAACTGTAAATGACACAGGTTGGCAAGATCCTGCTCCTGCTCCAGCAGCACCAGCAGCACCTGCTCCAGCAGCAAGTGAAGAACCTAAAGCAAGTGCACAGGATATTCTAGCAGCAATTCGTGCTCGCAAAGAAGGCTAAACGCACACAGGGGGGCAGCATGAGTTTGCCCCCTTTTGACTTGAGGAGATGCACATGGCAAAACCATTTGATGTAAGTAAATTCCGCAAAAGTATTACAAAGAGCGTACCTGGGCTCAGCAGCGGTTTTCGTGATCCAGACACATGGATTTCAACAGGTAACTATACTCTGAACTATTTGATCAGCGGTGATTTTCACAAAGGCATTCCACTGGGTAAAGTTAGTGTGTTTGCAGGAGAATCAGGTGCAGGTAAAAGTTTTATTTGTAGTGGCAATGTTGTGCGTGAAGCACAAAAGCAAGGTATTTTTGTTGTACTGATTGACAGTGAAAATGCACTAGACGAAGCATGGCTAAAAGCACTGGATGTTGATACCAGTGACGAGGCACTGATGAAATTGAATGTTGCAATGATTGACGATGTTGCAAAGGTAATCAGTGAGTTTATGAAAGACTACAAAGCCAGTTATGCAGACAAAGACGAAGAAGATCGTCCTAAAGTGTTGTTTGTAATTGACAGTCTTGGCATGATGCTAACACCCACTGATGTTGATCAGTTTACCAAAGGTGATATGAAAGGCGACCTGGGTCGTAAGCCTAAAGCACTAACAGCACTGGTTCGTAACTGTGTGAACATGTTTGGTGATTACAATGTTGGACTAGTAGCAACTAACCATACATATGCATCACAGGATATGTTTGATCCAGATGATAAAATTTCAGGCGGTCAAGGCTTTATCTATGCGTCAAGTATTGTTGTTGCAATGCGTAAACTGAAACTAAAAGAAGATGAAGACGGTAACAAGATCAGCGAAGTAAAAGGTATTCGTGCAGCATGTAAAGTAATGAAAACACGCTATGCAAAACCTTTTGAAAGTGTACAAGTAAAGATTCCATACGAAACTGGTATGAATCCATACAGCGGACTTGTAGATCTCTGCGAAGCAAAAGGCATACTAAAGAAAACAGGTAACCGATTAGAATTCACCAGTAATGTTACTGGAGAAGTTGTAACCAAATTCCGCAAGGGTTGGGAACGCAACGACGACGGTTGCTTGGATGTGATTATCCAAGAGTGGAATCAAAAAGACATGTCCGAGGTAAATATCGCCGAAGACGCAGAGGATGTTATCGATGAGATTGACGGAACAGGAGAGTAATCTCCTACTTGAAATTTGGAGTAGTTTGAAAAACAATATTCCAAGTAAAGATAGATCCCAGGCAGCCACAGACTTTATTGATGTGCTGGTCTCTGAAAGTTTTGATATTGAAAACATTTATGAAAACTTGTACGGTCAGGATAATACACTTGACCGTGCATTGAACTTAGTAGCAGAATTTGAAGAAACCGAAGATGATGAAGAAGACTGGCTAGCCGATGAATGGGACGAATAATTGGTTTGATACTGTATATCGTAACCTAAGCAAATTACCAGATTGTATACTACACTACAACAGCGAACTTGAACAAGCAAGAGTCGAGTGTAGCCTCAAAGGTAATTTGGAACGCAACAGCAGAGAGATACCCGGTATTGTTGAAATACGTTTCAATCAACTTCAAGAAGTTGAAGCAATACTGGAGTATCTGAATATTGAACTTCGCAAATTGCGCAGCAAAAAGTTTAGAACTTACATGGAAAATTACAATCGCAGCCTAAGCAGCAGAGATGCTGAAAAGTTTGCCGATGGCGACGATGACGTGATTGATATGCAGCATTTGGTAAACGAGTTTGCACTGGTGCGCAACAAATATCTTGGGCTTATCAAAGCACTGGATGCAAAACAGTTTCAGCTAAACAACATTACAAAGATCCGTGCAGCCGGATTGGAAGATGTATCCTTATGAAGTATTTTTTAGTATTTGCACTGTTGGCTGTACCTGCATGGGCAGAACCAGACAATAGTATCGTAAAAGCATGTCAAGCCAAACACAACTACATGGGTTTGAATAAAACAAGTACATGGAGCGATATTGCTGCATGTATTGTAACAGAGAAAAACAAAATACGTTTTGCTGAAGAAGATCGCATCTGGGAGTTTGTAAAGCAAAATCCACGCTATCGTTATCCTGGTCAGAGTCTAAACCGGTGTTTCAACAAACCAAAAGAACGTGCACTAGCAAGACTTGAAACCAAAGCTGATGGTTCTACAATGGCTTACTATAAAGACCGGATAGTAGAGTGTTACTTTTGAAAAGTTTTTTCAAAAAAATGCCACAATGAGGTTGACCTTTGAACCAAGACGCATTATATTATATGTATAGCGTTGATAGAAGAGGGCAGACACAATGAAACAATCATACGATTTTGAAAAAGTAATGTCTTACGCAGTTGCAGTAAACGAACTGCAAGGCTTTGTTGCCAGCGGCAACGGATACTATGACAACGAAAAAACCAAAATGATTTACGATAACAAAACTGTTATCACTGGCATGCTTGATGGTTTGCCAGAGTTTCAAGACATTGAAGTCAACGATTCGCATGCTGAAAAAGCACGTGAAATCAGCGAACATTTCCAAACCAGCATGGCACTGAAAAAGTTGAGCGGCGAGCTAAACAGCTTTGAAGAACGTGTCAGTGATTTTATTATGAACACCGCAGTGGATCGCTTTGGTGTTAGTGTTGCAGCCAGCCTTCCGCAGAGCTATGCAATTGATCAGAAACGTGAAGCGTTCAATGAGCAAATGGGTCGTTACAAAAAGACCAGCAAATTTCAAGGCAGCATTGGTCAACGTATGAGCATGGTTGTTGAAATCATTGACATGAAGTATTTGCGCAACTTTGGCAGCTATGTGGTAACCAGCATTTACAATGATGCACACATTATCAAGTTCTTCTGGAACAAGGATCCAGACCTTACTGGTGTATTGGAAGGCAAAACGGTAAAAATCACAGCAAAAGTCAAGCAACACGAAACCAGCCGTTACAGCAATGCTGACGAAACAATGGTAAATTATGTAAAGATTGATGAAATAAAAGGTTGACACAGGTTGTACTTGTGTTATTATATTAGTGTACTAAAAGACAATGGAGTGAGAAACATATGGCACGTACTACTAAAAAAGCAGTAAAAGAAACAGTTGTAAAGCAAGAAACAGACGCACAAGTTATCAAACGTATGCGTGAGCGTTTTGATATTCTGAACGACATGACACAAGCCAGTGTTGACGGTGTTGTGCGTGGTATGGTTGTTACTGGCCCTCCGGGTGTTGGCAAATCATACGGTGTCGAGCAAGTGCTCAACGAAAACCGTATGCTAGATAAACTGGCCAACAAAGGCGACCGCTACACTGTTGTAAAAGGTGCGTCAAGTGCAATTGGTTTGTACAAGGTATTGTACGAAAACTCAGACAAAGGTTCTGTGTTGGTTATGGACGACTGTGACACAGTGTTACACGATGAGACCAGCTTGAACTTGCTGAAGGCAGCACTTGATTCGAGTGCCAAACGTTATTTGAACTGGAACACAGACAGTGCGCTACTACGCCGCGAAGGTATTCCAGATCGTTTTGAATTCAAAGGTAGTGTTATTTTTATCACTAACCTAAAGTTTGAAGCAGCACGTGGTAAGATCAAAGACCACTTGGATGCAATTATGTCACGTTGTCACTATATGGATTTGACAATTGACAGCATGCGTGAAAAGTTCTTACGCTGTAAGCAGTTGGTAGATGATGGTATGCTTGATTCATACGGATTCGACAAGCGCCAAGTGAGCGCATTGATGCGTTACATGGACACCAACAAAGAAGGCTTGCGTGAAGTGAGCTTGCGCATGGTAACAAAGATTGCGGACCTGATGAAACACAATCCAGAGAACTGGAAACGTTATGTAGAAGTAACGTGTATGAAACGGGTACGCTAGAGATAACGGTCCAACTTACGCCCTCTCTCACTCCAATGGACCGTAAAGGGAGTAGTGTAACAGCTACTCCCTTTTTTTATACGAGGTAAAATGAACTTAGTTATACTGTATAGATGTGGTGCTGGCGGCGAGTTCCTAACGTGGGTATTAGGACAGCAGCAAGGTTTTGTGACACAAAAGATTATGATAACACCGGGTAACAAATGGTGTCTTACCAATCCTGCAATCAAATTGTTTGATGCAACTGGTGAGTTTGATACAAAACCAGGTGCAGTGAATCTGTGTAGATTTCATGCAAATTGGCTAGAAGATCTCAACACTGATACACTGCGTCTAAGTCGCGAACATATACACACATGGAAAGACACAGTATTCTTGGTGCTGTGGCCTACTACAGAAGAAAGCAACCAGTGGCAAAACGAACTGGCATTGCAAAAAGTACCAGAGCGTCCTGCATCGGGTACTACACTAGAATCCAAACACTTGCGTTATCATCTAGCTGGGCAACGATATCTGTTGGTAGATCCTTATCAACTGTTTCATGATTATCAAACTGCGCAACACACAGCTACATGGATTGATCAACAACTGGATACCAACTGTGATGTGGATACCATGTACAGTTTATTTTCTGCATGGCGACACATGAACAATTTGACAAACTAAACAAGAATGTGTATACTAAACTTATGAAATGTAATATTGTACTCAAAGACGAAGTAAACTGCAAAGTAGAAGGGCTTGACACTCGCACTAGAAAAAAGTGCATTGACAAACTCAAGTTCTTCTTGCCATATGCAAGACACGTTCCGGCATATAAACTAGGACGCTGGGATGGCACTGTGCAGTATTTCAGTATGGGCGGTAGCACATATATCAACCTGCTTGATGAAGTGCTGCCTATTGTTATACAAGAAGGATACGATGTTGAAGTTGATGATCGTAGACAGCGTTGGAACTTTGAAATTGAAGAAGTAACTGAACAAACATTCAGCGACACAGTATGGCCAGAGGGTCATCCTGTCGAAGGACAACCTATTGTGTTGCGTGATTATCAAGTGGAAATTATCAACAGGTTCTTGGACACACCGCATTGTTTACAAGAGATTGCAACTGGTGCTGGCAAGACATTGATCACGGCTGCATTGAGTGCAAAAGTACAAGCCTATGGACGCAGTGTTGTGATTGTGCCCAACAAAGATCTAGTGCGCCAAACCGCAGTTGATTATGAAAACATGGGATTGGATGTAGGCGTATACTTTGGCGACAAAAAGGAAATGGACAAAACACATACCATTTGCACATGGCAAAGTTTGAATACTATGGAAAAACGTTTCCGTGATGGATTGAGTGATGTTAGTCTTACTGAATTCCTACAGGGTGTTGTTTGTGTTATTGTAGACGAAGTACACCAAGCAAAAGCAGATGTGCTAAAGAAACTACTCACAGGAGCATTTGCCAATGTACCATTGCGTTGGGGACTAACAGGTACAGTGCCAAAAGACGAACACGAACTGTTTGGTATACGTGCTAGCTTGGGCGATGTTACAAACAGATTGGCTGCAAAAGAATTACAAGATGAAGGTGTACTGGCTCAGTGTCATGTGAACATTGTGCAGATGCAAGACACCGCAGACTTTGGCAACTATCAAAGCGAATTAACTTTCCTAACCACAAACAAAAAACGCATTGAATACATGGCTGGGCTGATTGAAGATCTCAGCCGTAACGGCAACACATTGGTTTTGGTAGATCGTATCAAAAGCGGAGAGATGTTAGAAGAACTGTTGCCAGACGCAACCTTTGTACGTGGAGCAATGAAAAGTGCAGACAGAAAAGACACATACGACGAAATCAACGACAGCGATAACAGTATCACAATTGCTACGTATGGTGTTGCCGCCGTTGGTATCAACATTCCTCGCATTTTCAATTTGGTACTTGTTGAACCTGGTAAGTCATTTGTTCGTGTAATTCAAAGTATCGGACGTGGCATCAGAAAAGCCAAAGACAAAGATCATGTACAGATTTACGATATTACCAGCAGTTGTAAATTTAGCAAACGACATCTTACTCAACGTAAGAAATTTTATAGAGAAGCACATTATCCATTCAATGTGCAGAAAGTGGACTACCAATGAAGATCCTAACAATCGAAAACCAAAGCTATGATTTGGATCATATACCTGAACAAATTGATGACTTTAGATACTGTGTGCTAGACTATACTAATCCTGCAAACGCAGACTACATCTTTGTACCACTGGTGTTTTTAGAAAGCTTCAACTCACCAGCTATTACATTGACCATTGGTGGAAACAAATTGATGATGCCAGTAGACTGGAGCATGATCATTGCTGATGCCAACATGGGCGATCCAGAAATCATGCCGCTTACCAGCATCAATGATAGAGGCTTTACTGCATTTACAATGAATCCCATCAGTGGTTATATGGTAGACTATTTGGACGTTGAGCTTACTGGAGTATTCCAAGATATGAAATGGTATTTTCCAAAACTCAAATACGGGCATATATTAGCAGTGCCCATCGAAGATGGCGAAAAGCCTCGTTGTGCATACTTTGTAAAAGATGCAAACAAAGTTCCTGAAGTACTTGACATCAACAAACTGATTTAGTAATATGCGTGTTGCAGTTAGTGTAAGTGGACAGACAAGAAGCTACAACGTTCAAAAGAACTTGGACTTTTTTTACAAAGGTCTTGACGAATTGTTTGGCACATACGATCTGTACGGACACACATGGAATGACTGCGAACCGCCTGTGGATGTTGATCGTTACGAACAATTTGTACAAACAGATCAAAACGACATATGGGAACGCTTTGTAAAACACAATATATTTGACAGAGTGCCGTTTCGACAAACGTGGATGAACAATCCCGACTTTGTGCGTTACTTTGACAACGAAACAGGATTTATGGAGTTTTGTAGACAGCGCAGCATTGGTGCGTATGCGCAGGTTTGGAGTTGGGCAGAAACACTGCCATTGATAGCTCCTCGTGTCAAACGCTACGATTGTGTAGTACGATGGAGATGGGACAACACTGTAAACGATGTTGAAGCTAAAATTGAACAGTTCAAAAAAACACTGGATCAATGGATAAATCGCACAGGAGACTTTGATGCATTTGTTGGACATGCTGATGTGTTGACAATGTCACCAGATAGACCGCATTGGATGCAAGATGCTATATTTGTATGTCGTCCCTCTCCGATGCTGATAGATCCAACCAAACCTGAACAGATACTGGAACATGTTGTAAATAGCAGACTACCGAAAAGAGACACATCACATGAACTGTGGTACAGTTATCTAAAATACAGCGGCGCAACAATATCCAGTGGACTACCACACATAAGAGGCGGACAAATCATACAAGACTTTGATAAACCGAATAAACTATGGCAGATTTGAGTATACAAAATGAAATGCGTGTGTTGGACACAAGAGATACAAAATGGTATCCAAGTCTCAACGACGACGAACTAAAAAAAGTCAGTGTGTTTGTGCTACAGCGATGGATGAGTGCATTGCAGAGCAGTGATGTGAGTTTGCAAGAGCATTACTTGGAATACGTAAATGAATTCAGTAACAGACACTATAATATTATTAGACACCATCCTGAATTGCAGATCAAGCTACTGCAAATTGTGGGACATACTGCTGGCAAAACACGTAGACAACATGCGTGGATAAAGCCACACAGCGGTGGTAAAACCAGCAAGCTGTTCAAATGGCTTGCAGAAAACTACACACACCTAAACGATGACGAAATAAACTTATGGATAGCTCAGAACACGACAGAACAGTGGACGCAATTCTTCGAGCAGTATGGGATGGACAAGAAGGAAATCAAAGCCCTGCTCAAATGACACATCGTTGTGAGTACTGTCAGAAAGCGTTCAAGCGTGAGCGCACACTGGAAGCTCATATGTGCGAGAAGAAGCGTCGATGGTTGCGCAAAGATGAAAAAGATGTACAGTTTGGATTTAGAGCATTCCAACTGTTTTATCGTTTGGCTGTAAACAGCAGCAAAGAAAAAGGCATCAAAGACTTTATACACAGTCAATACTACGGAGACTTTGTTACCTATGGCACGTTCTTAGTAGCAAACAATGTACAGCCTGCAGACAAGTACACTGAATATCTAATCAAGCAAGGTACCAAGTTGAATCAATGGTACAAAGACACAACACTGGAAAAATGGATCAAAGTATACACAAAAACTGAAAGTGTTGAACGTGGTATTGAACGCAGTGTAATGAATTTGCAGCGATGGGCAGACGACAATCAATGCGAATGGACAGACTTTTTTGATCGTGTGGGTGGCGGACGTGTGGTGCACATGTTTAGAACTGGCAAACTGAGTCCGTGGATTGTGTACACCTGCGATGCATTTCAACGTGTACTGGACAGAATGAACGATGAACAATTGCAATTGATTGCAGAATACATCGATCCTGCACACTGGATTGACCGTACAAACAAAGAACGTGACAGTGTACAATGGGCAGAACAAATTTGGCGGAGCGCAGGGATATGAATGAAGAACAAGCTGTAAAGCTCTATGAAGACATGCTGGAGCACTTTGGCTGGCTGCCAAATCCTGTGAACTATCCGAGAACTTTTCAATACTATGTGAAAATGTACAAATATCAAAAGGGTATAAAATGATTGAAGAAAGCACAAAACAATGGATTCAAAAACATCTACCGGACAGCGAGTTGCACATCGAGTTTACCAAACGTGACGGTACAGTGCGCAAAATGCGCTGCACACTGGACGAATACTATACACCCAAAGCTGAAAAAACAGATCCGTTGACACAGAAGAAAGTACGTGCTATAAATGAACAAGTACAAGTGGTGTGGGATTTAGATAAAGGTGCATGGCGCAGTTTCCGTTGGGACAGTGTTGTTGATGCATATCGTTTTCCACACGGGAATGGCGATTATGAAGCGTATGATTGAATGGCTACAAGGAACAAAGTTGTTTTGGAGACTGTACTTCTGGTGGGGTATACGTCAAGCACGTAAACGCAGATTAGCACGAGAAGCAAAACAAAAGAACATGCCACAGTTAGATACAGAACAGTATTGGGAGAAAGTACACAATGACAGAAATCGTGATTTATAACTTACTATTTTGGGTGCCATACATTTGGTTGTGCAGCCTACCGCAAAAACTTGTACAAGCAGCCATTGATGCAGCATGAACCAAAACAATGAACATAAATTGATTGTGCTCACAGACATACTGGAGCAAAAGCTACGCAAAGAAAAAGAGCTGGATTTCTATATGAAAGAGTTAGAAGAACTACAGCGCAAAATTGGATATCTGCGTAGAGAAGTAGATCTTACCAACACAATCATAACAATGATCAAAACCGAATCAGTGGTAGATTTCAAAGAACAACTTCTAGAAACACATTCAGAAAAACTATTGGGCAAAGATGACAATCAATAAAGCAACAGACGTAGACATTGACTTTGCTGATAGGCAAGATATCTTGAATCTACTTGAACATGTGCCGGCATGTATCAAAGACAAAGGCCGCACTAGAAAGCACAACACTGGTGTGTACTTTCACGACATGCCCAGTGATCCGCTGACTGGTTTGAGCACTATCGATCACAAACAGGCAGAAGAAATGGGCTACTTCAAAATAGACTGTTTGAATGTAAGCCTTTACAAAGATGTGCGGGACGAACAACATTTACTAGAACTAATGGAAAAGGAACCACAATGGGAACTATTGGAGCACGACGACTTTACCGACTTGCTGTTTCACGTCAACGGACATGGAGACATATTGCGAAAGTTGCGTCCGCAATCAGTCGAACAGTTAGCCGCCGTGTTGGCGATAATACGGCCTGCAAAACGGCATCTTGTCAACGAAACGTGGCAAACAATAAACGAAAACGTGTGGAGTAAGCCGTCGGACGGCGGATATTATTTCAAACACAGTCATGCGATTGGATATGCAATGGCCGTGGTTGTGCACATGAATCTGCTGTGCGAATCAGTCTAATCTACTTTTTTGATCAACTGAATATTTTTGCGCTTTTTGCGTTTCTGTATTAGATTACCAAAGCTGACCACATCTCCGTGTAGTACTTGTACGTTTTTGCTGTTGAGACTTCGCAATGCATATGTGTAATTCCATCTTCCTATCAGCAACAGATTGATAGGAACACTGCGATTGCTTTCAAACCACCACTCTTCTCCCATGCGTAAAAAATCTATTTTAGCACGATCTGTTTTGACCAAGTCCCAACAGTATATGTTGAATACAGGTCCGTCGGCGTTGGCAACAATACCCACGTATTCTTCAGTGCCGTATTTTACCAAAGTAAGAAACGGAAAGCGTTCTAGTAAATTTTTGTATCGTGATGATATTGTCATTCTTTGTTTTCGTTAGATAAATAATAATATGAGATCCGCATTTACTTATACAAACACAGGCGAGGCTGTACTAACCAAAGATCGCAGCAGAACGCAATATCAGCGTTACTATGATCGTAGTACCACTGCTAACAGTCCTGTAACATTCCAGCCATTTGTGCTTTTCAAAAACGTTGATAATCATATACAACTAGTTATCAATGATGAAAACCGTAGACTTGCAAACATACACGATGTTACTATACGTGGTAAACTTATTCAACGCAGAGGAATGAGTGTTGTTGTTAGCAAAGAAGCAGTAGTTGACAGTTATGCAGACAGCACAGTGACATTCCATATTCCAGGTTCAGACATTGCCAACTTGGACAATGGCTTGTATGACTGGGTTGTAACAATGGTAACCAGCGATCAAGAAGAACTATTGTTGCATCCACAACTAAACTTTCCGGGCAATTGGACTGTGGAAATCAAAGAATCAGGACTACCAGATCTTGGACCGATTCAAGTGGCACTTGCAAGCGATTTCAGCGGAGGAGACGGAGATACCGACCCGCAGTACAGCAGCGGATACAAGGGCAACAGACATCCGGATATCAACCATTCAACTGGATTGCATACCATTGCCATATACCATACCAACTTTTTGGGCAAGGTGTATGTACAAGGCACAGTAGAGCCAGAACCAAACACAACAACAGATTGGTTCCAAATTGAAACCAGTGCTATTCACAATACAGAGATTTTCCGTAGCGACGATGGCAGTAGAGCAGGCGCAAGTAACCCACGTGCTGTGAACTTCACACACAACCTATGGTGGTTGCGTTTTTACTATATCGCAGATGAAGAAAACACCGGTACAATTGATAAAATCACCCTTAGACAATAGAGTTGACAAGCTGAATAAAACAGTATAGTATACACATATGAGTGTTATTCTGAACTTTGTAAAGCAGTGTGTTCCTATGAACTGGAAAGCACAGCCCAGCGGTTGGACCAGTGGCAACTGTCCAATGTGTGTTCAGAATGGCGAAAACGCCGACACACGTGGCAGAGGAGGCTTTTACTTTGAAGAAGAAAAGTTTCAGTACAACTGTTTCAATTGTGGATTCAAAACAGGTTGGAGTCCTGGGCGCAACATTGCTGGTAGACTGCGACAACTGTTGATCACATTTGGTGTTGACGAAGCTGATATACAACGTGTGAACTTGGAACTGTTACGTGAAGAAGAATTGCAAAATTTACATCGGCGCACAGTAGAACGCACACAAGCTGTAAATATTGATTGGCCAGACTTAGCACTACCGCCTAATGCAAAAAGTATACTACACTTAGTATCTATAGACGAAAAAACAGAGCTAGCATTACAGTATATTGTGTCTCGTAGACTGGAATCATTGGCAGACTGGCACTACAGCAACAGCGGACATTACAAAAATCGCATCATATTGCCGTTTACATACAAAGGACGCACAGTTGGGTTTACTGCACGTTGGATAGGCAAAACACCAAACAAAGAAACGCCCAAGTATTACAATCAACAACCCAAGGACTTTGTGTTCAACTTGGATGCACAGAAACAGCACAGCACGGTGATTGTCACAGAAGGTCCATTTGATGCGCTGGTCACTGGCGGTGTTGCCATTGGCAGCAATGCATGCAGTACAACCCAAGCAAACATCATTGACAACTTGGATCGCACAGTGGTTGTGCTGCCAGATGCAGACAGTGCAGGACAAAAAATGGTAGATACTGCTGTAAGCAGAGGATGGAGTGTGGCATTTCCGCCGTGGGAAGGCTGCAAAGATGCAGTAGATGCACTGGAGAAATACGGAAGACTATTCACTGTGCGCAGCATATTGGACAGTGTGGAAAGCAATCCGCTGAAAATACAAGTGCTGGCAAAACAATATTGTAAGGATGATCAATGACTCAACATCGTGTAAAATGGCGTAGACAGCGCAGAGGATTTTTGCCGTTGTACATGGATCTTATTCATGCCAGCAACCCTCAAACCTTGTTGGAATGGGGATGCACTGGAGGCACCAGTCATTGGCAATGGCAAGACATGGGTATGACTGTAACTGGATTTGACGTATTGGATTATCCTGAACTCACTGTGGTAAAAGAACACAGCAGAGAAAAGTTTCGTCGCAAGTGTGAACAAACATTTGCATACGACTTGGATTTGCATTGGGGCTGGAACAGCAACAGTGCAGACACAGTGGAGAGATTTCCTGGTCCATGGGATATTATAATTGACGATGGTGATGTTGATGCTACTATCGAAACCAGTATGGAGACATTTCTTCGTTGGCAGCCCGCAGTAAACGGTTTTTACTTTAGCGAAACACTGGACGGCAATGGAATCGATGAGTGGTTTGCTGTGAGTCGTGAACAGCATATTGCAAATTATCAAGTGGCTGCACAACATGGCTTTTGGGTATACGACATGGCAAAATACAGTGATAGCGACGAACCAGAATCAACATTTATTGGTGTATGGTCACCGAACATAAATGACTATGCACACATATTAGAAAAATACGAGAGGGTTGTATGAGCGAATACAGTCAAGAATTACAAAAACTCTATTTAGAGTTTATGATGACAGATCATGAGCTGTTCACCAGAGTAAACAATATCATGGATGCTGATCATTTTGATCGTCCATTGCGCAGCACAGTGGAGTTTATACAAAGTCATGCTCGTGACTACAGCGAAATGCCCACAGCAGAGCAGGTGTATGCAGTAACCAACATGGACTTGCAAGAGATCAAAGACACTATCACAGACAATCACAAAGAATGGTTTCTAGATGACTTTGAAAAGTTTGCAAGGCACAAAGGATTGGAAAAAGCAATTCTGGCCAGCACTGATCTGTTGGAGAAAAGCGATTATGGCAAAGTAGAACAGCTGATCAAAGATGCAGTAGGAATTGGACTTGCCAAAGACTTTGGCTTGAACTACTGGGACGACCCGCTTGAACGTATTGAAACTATCAAAAACAACAGAGGACAAAACAGTACAGGCTGGGAGAGCTTGGACAAGATATTGTATGGTGGATTCAATCCAGGTGAACTGAATATTTTTGCAGGCGGCTCGGGTTCTGGTAAAAGTTTGTTCATGCAGAACATGGCACTAAACTGGGCACAGGCAGGTAAGAATGTTGTGTACATCAGTTTGGAACTCAGTGAAGAATTGTGCAGCATGCGATTGGATGCAATGCTCACTGACATGAGCACACGTGATGTAATGCGCAATGCAGAAGATGTAGAACTGAAAGTGCGCATGGCAGCAAAGAAAGCAGGCGTGTTGCAAATCATACAAATGCCCAATGGCAGTACAGTAAACGACATCCGTGCATATGTAAAAGAATTGCAAATTCAAAAAGGCATCAAAGTAGATGCACTGTTCGTAGACTATTTGGATTTGATGATGCCAGTTACAGTAAAAGTAAATCCAAGTGATCAGTTTATCAAAGATAAATTTGTATCAGAAGAATTGCGCAACTTGGCAATTGAATTGAACATGTTGTTTGTAACAGCATCGCAGTTGAACCGTGCAGCAGTTGATGAAGTGGAGTTTGATCACAGTCATATTGCAGGCGGTATCAGTAAGATCAACACAGCAGACAACTTGATTGGTATTTTCAGCAGCAGAGCAATGCGTGAGCGTGGGCGTGTACAGATTCAATTTATGAAAACACGTAGTAGTTCAGGTGTTGGTACAAAATTGGATCTTGGATACGACATGGAAACACTGCGTATCACAGACTTGGACGAAGATCAGCAAGGCGAAGAAGCACAAGCCAGTGACATTTACAACAAATTGAAAAGCAGCAGCACACTGGTAGGCAAAGCACGTGTAGAAGAACCTGTAGGGCAGCAAAGTGCAGCTATCAACACTGATAGATTACGCAGTATTCTCAAAAAACAGGACTAGGATAAATACTATACTGGAGGCTGAGCCATGAAAAAGAAAACACGCAGTATATTAGAAGAAATTAATGCAATTGCTCCTCGTACAAGCAAGGACCAAGTTGTACAACATCGCAGCGAAAATGTGTTGAGCGGTGCTATACAGTTGTTGGAATTTATTGAAAAGAACTTTGATGACGAACAAAGTGCAGATTTGCGCAAACGTTTTATGCTCAGCTTGAAAAATAGAGACAAGACTATTTTTGAACGTGGTATAAAAAAGATTAGAAAAAATGCAAATTAAAGATATCATTGGCGGATCAAAAAAGCGCAGCTGGAGAGGACCTAGAAAAAAGCGTATACTGGGCAAGGCATTGCACAACCTGAAAGAAGGTGGTGCACAGGCTGGTGTAGGTGCTATTCACCACAGCGAAATTGAACCGACACTGCGCAAACTCGAAAAAGAACTGGGCATGCCGTTGCGCAACAACACACTGGGATCAGTGGGTAAGAAAGAATTTTCTGGTGATATTGATATTGCAATCAAAATTGACAGTCCGGAAGAGCTGGCAAAGTTTGCTGATCGGTTGGCAGCAGCACCCAGCATCAAAGATGTCAAAAAAAGCAGCGTGTTTATGACCACAGTTGATATTGTTGGATACGACAACAGCAAACAAGCAGACGGTCGTGCACGTACAGGCAAAGTACAGGTAGATTTTATGCCTGGAAATCCTGAATGGATGAAAACATACTATCATGCACCACATGAAAAAGGCATGAGCAAAGACGGAAAGCACAGCAAGTACAAAGGCACACATCGTAACATTATGATTGCCAGCATTGCTGGTGCATTGAATGTAAAGAATTCAGAACAGCGTACAGACGATGGAAGACCACTAGAACAACAGCGTTGGATGTGGTCGCCCACTGACGGATTGATTCGTGTAAAACGTACACCAGTTCCAAATAAAGCAGGAACAGGTTACACAAAGAAAAACAGCAACACTATTCTAAAAGGTCCTTACAAAGATGTAGATGAAATTGCAAAACAGCTGGGCCTCAACAGTGGTGATGACCTATACAGTTTTGAAACACTGTTGGCAGCACTGAAAAAGAATCACAAACCAGACGTGGTAAATCAAGCTATCAGTGCATTCAAAGACAATCCAGCTATACAACAGTTGGGCATGCCCACAGAACTTGGTGAAAGTTCTGCACTAAACGAAAAACAAAAAGGCAGAGAAATCAATCACATTGAGGATCTATTGCTTTTCCACGGTAGTGCAGGCGGCAAACGTGCAATTGAAACATTGGCCACACTGAAAAACAACAGCAGCAACACAACTATCAAATGGGATGGTTCACCTGCAATTGTATTTGGTAGAAATCAAGCAGGCGAGTTTGTGCTCACTGACAAAAGCGGATTTAGTGCCAAAGGATACAATGGCAGAGTAACTGAACCACAAGCGTTGGAAAAAATGTTCTTGGGTCGTAAAATGAAAGACCCTACACCAGAAAAAGTACAGGATCGCAAAGACTTTGCAGCTCGTATGCGAGGCATCTGGAACACCATTGAGAGTGCAACACCTGAAGACTTTAGAGGATATTTGCTAGGCGACCTCATGTACTATTCAACACCAGGTGTTGAAAAAGGTAGATTTGTGTTTACACCCAACACAACAACATATTCAGTTGACACCAACAGCGACATTGGTAAAAAGATTGCCGCCAGTTCAGTTGGCGTAGTGGTACATGTTCATATCGACGAATCAGGTGCAAAAACTGCACCGGACATTCAAGGATTCAAAACTGGCAGTCTGCTTATCATGCCTCCTGTAAATCCACAAGTACCGGATGCAGCTGGGCAGTATCAAAAAGAACTGCAAACCATTCAAGCCAAGTTGAATCGTGCAGGCAACATTGACCAATTTATAAATCCACCAGCAGAATTGAAAATGTCAGACTTCCAAGACCTGCTGTATGCACACGTAAATAGCACTGTAAAAACAGGCGACACACCTGGTAAAAACTTTGGTGCATGGTTACAGAGTGCAAGAATATCAGACGTCAAAAAACAACGTGTAACAGAATACATCAAAGGTAATCAGCAAGTGTTCAACAACATGTGGCACATCTTTAATCAGATCAGTGCAGTAAAAGATAAAATTATCTCACACATGGACGAACAGCCTGCTGACATTGAAGCATACACAGACGGCAAGCGTGGCGGCGAGGGATATGTTGTTGGTAAAGACATGAAGTTGGTAAAGCGCAGTGGATTCACAGCAGCAAACATGGCTAAGGAAAGATAATGAAATTAGAATTTTTACATGAAATATCAGAAGCAAGTCAGTTTAGAACAAAAAGTCGCAGTGACGCAATGACTGATGTGCAAAAAGCAGAGTTTGCTTTTGCAGATCTAAATACACTGTACATACTGTTCAATGATCCGCAGTATCGAGAATACGCACAAGATCATGCACGTGACACAATGCGTTACAGAAACTTTGACAAGCGTAGAATCATGAGCACAGACCTTTACAATGCACTGCATTTTGCCAAAGCTGATAATCCACGTTTCAGTGATGCAGCATACAAGCGATATCTCAACGGTATTGCATCAGGCAAACTCAGCGATAGCGAAGCACGTGGCTTGATGCTGAAAATGGAAACTGAATTAGCAGGTAAAAACAGTGAACTGAAAAGTATTAGACGCAGTGTACAGGCATGGCCAGATCTAAACAACAATGCTCGTGCTACAGTGTTGAGAAAACTGGACAGATTTTATCGTGCAAACGGACGCTATGGACAACTGTACAGCACACTCAAGTTGTTGAACAGTGCAGGTTATGGCATAGCACCAAGCACAAAACGTGGTGGGATACCAAAAGCAGCAAAGTATGCAGGTGCAGCCGCAGCTGGTTACTATTTGGGTAAGCGGGCAGTAAGCGGATAATGTATGGATCAATCAGAATATAATCAATTCAAAATACACACTCTGATATCAATGAGCAACCAACGTTGCAGAGACAAAAACAACAAAGACTATTATAGATACCAAAACTACAATACTTTTGTACAGGCATGCAGTTTGCGTAGCCAGTTGTTCAATCCTCAAGTGCAGCAACAAACAATGACAGTGGACAATGTGTTTGCTGGTCATCACAGCGGCGAGCATCATGTGTGGACATTTTCTTTTGAAACAGAACACAATGTAACACAAGAACAACTACAACATGATCTTGACGGTATACCTGTGCATGACAGTGTAGGCGAAACACACGCACAGCACAGCATTGAATTTGACAACAATACGGTATTTGTAAATGAATAAATTTGTAATTGTTTTAGCGGATGCTGGGCTCAGTGGCAACTTTCTTGTAAGACTACTAAATTTCAGTCGTGCAATACAATGGGACAGTGATCAAAACAGAAGCCATGAGATTGTAAGCGAAACAGCAGACGATCAATATGTGAGATACTGTTGGACCAGTTTGTGCCACACCAGTGTAAGTGCTACAGCACACCCAATGGCACAGAATTGGTATCGGCAACATCGCACCAATCTCACTGCCGACGCTTGGCGTGCTATCAAATTGGGCAGCAATAGACCTAGTGTATGGTTTTTCCACAGTATCGAACCTGAGATCTACACAGATCCGGATACTGTGGTTGTGAGAGTAGAAGCCGGCACTGAGTTCAATATACAATTCATGTTGGATCGTTGGTGGTTCTGTGATGATGATCTTGACGATATTGTCAAACGACATCACAATGCGCTGCAATGGTACAAAAAAAGTCTAAGCATTGTGGCACACAAAGCTACAAACCTGCACAATGACGGTCACCTTACAATAAAAAATACACACATATTCAACACAGTGCGTGTTCTTGAATTGATGAAACAATTGGACTTATATCATACAGGACTGTCAGATATTATACACGATTGGATACGAGTATATGAAATGAAAAACACAAGACCACGTGGATTGTTTAGCTGTGCTGCACCTGAAAAATATATCCATGCTGATCGAGTAGATGCAATTCCTGACCCTGTTATCAGACATTACATGAAATGTGTGAATAGATCTCGATGGCCAGAGTTGGATGTAATTGACGATCCATATGATTACATTGTTCAATTTAGACAAGACATACTAAATGAACGTCCATTTAGCGAAAGTATGAACGATGCAATAGAACGTTTTTACCAATGGAAATCTCGTATTTGTGCTAAATAACTACATAGGCACAAAAACCAGGCAAAAAACATTTAGGCAACATTGATAGCGTCATTAGACGAAAGCAAGAGTAGCGAAGAATGTCTCAGTTAGAGCGTGAAAATTTAGAAGCACATGTTGATCTGTGCGCAGCAAGGTACCAGGTTCTCGAGGAGAAGATGACCAACCTTCAGTCGCAAATGGATCGTGTACATCAACAAACAGACACGATGAACACGGCCATGAACGATCTTGCTTTAAAAATTGAGCGCAGTGCAAACACTAATACAAAAGTAATAATTGGCAGTGCAGGCACAGTTATTGCAGGGCTATTGAGCACTATTGTTGTAATTATAGCCAACTTATAATCTTTCCGTATAAATAGTTTTATGAACTTAGATGAAATGACACAAGACAATTCTGACGTAGTTGAAAGCAAGCTAGTATGGGCTCGCAGCGGCAAAAGTATTACCCGCAAGTATCGTTGCACCATTGGTAAACGCAAAGGCCGTGTTGTTAGCAACCCAAGTCAGTGTATGGCTCCTGTTGATTTGAAAAAACGTTTCACTCTAAAAAAGACAAAGGCTAAAATGGGCAGCCGCATGGCACGTAAAGCACAGCGCACAAAACGTTTCAACCCAGCAAGCAAAGCAGTGCAGAGGATGAATCGATGAGAACACTTGACGATTATGGTAAAGCAACACATGTTGCAATCAAAAACTATTTGGAAGTAGAATTTGATGTTGATATCAGTGTAGCAGAAGCACGTAAGATTGCACGTGCTATGAGTATTTCAGATACACTCAAACTCAGTGACGCTGTAGAAAATGGCGACAAAGCATATGCAATGCGCATATTGAAAAACAAAACAGATATAGATTTAGAAGAAGGGTATGGTATAAGACCAACCAGTCAAGATAGACAGGCAAACGCAGCAGCACAAAATGCTGCAAAACGCAGTATGCCTAAAATCACATCACCAGCAGTAAAACAAACAACACAATTGCAACCAACTGCTGCACGTACTCCTCCAAACCAACAAGCACAAAACACACAAACTGTACAGCAAAATCGAAACCTTTCCTCGGTAAATGCACAAAAGGCAGATCAAAATCGCAGAGATATCGAAATGCTGAAGAAATTGGCAGGTCGCAAATGAGAATGTTCACAGCACCAAACGGTATTGCACAACCATTGAGCAACAGAGAATATAAATTTCTAGAACGTTGCATGCGTGAATCAGTTTGTAAACGAGATCTAACTGAGCGTGAAAGTTACATTGCTCAACAGTTGGTAAGTAGAGGTATACTTGAAAAAGCAGTAAAAGAAAAAACTGCATATTATAGGATGTGTAAAGGAAATTACTAATGGTTGCAATCAACGAGATTGAAAACAAATCTCGCCATATCATTGAAAATTTAGATAGACGTGTGGTCACCAGCATGCTGACAGAACGCAGTGATAGTGGTGTAATCATCGGAGACTTTACAGTAACCAAGCAATTGTTGGAATTTGCCGGTACTCGTAAAACATTTTACACTGTGTCTTACAAAGGACGCCGACTGTATGAAAATGTTGCACTGGCAGCTACCTGCAAACAGATCGTAGAAGGATTGATCGACAACGATCATCGTCGTGTAGACCGTGCAATTGAACGTGACAATGTATACGGCAGCAAACTATACGAAACTATTGTGCACAAACGTAGAGCTGTGCAGACAGACAAAGCTGTTCACTGGGCCAAAGCAACACACAGCGAAGCCAAGTTGGAACAGATCAAACACGAAATAATCCGTAACAGATAATAAATACATATAACCTAATAAACACAGAGGATGGTTACCATGCAAATTTCAGATATGAACAAAAAATATGATTTTGCCCAAGTGAAAAAGATTTTAGAAAGTCGTTTTGACTGGGTAGGTCGTTGGGACGAAATGACTGAGTCAGACGTACAAGGACTAAAAACAAAAGTAGAAACAAAACTTCGTGAAGCAAAAGGTCCAACACGTGATCTTTATGTTTTCATTCGTGAAGCGGCCACACTACGTCTAGCAGAAATGCTAAACGAAAACGTTGGCAGTGAAGCAGTTGAAGGTGCTGAAGTTATTCTAGCAGCACAAGAGATTGGCGACAAGCTACAGGACATGGCAGAAGATATTGCCAAATTCCAAGTACAGGATATGATGCCAATTGTTACTGCAATGAAAGAACAGTTTGGCATTGAGCAAGCACAAGCATTTGAACAGGCTGCTGAATCAGCACTGGCTGGATTGCTTGATGGTGTCAAAGGTGCAAAGGAAGCATATGACAATGCAGTGATGGTACTGCAAGGCGATGCTCCTGCAAATGACATGGGTGCAGATATGGATGCAGACATGGGCGCAGATGACGGATTCGGCGATATGGAAATTGACACCGACGACGATGGTGAAATGGAGCCAGTTGGCGACGACTTTGGTGGTGCTGATGCAGTAGCAGGCGACGATGAAGAAGCAGGTCGTGAAATGAAAGAAAGCATCGACGATCAAATCATGGCAGCTCTAAAAAGCGTACAAGAAAGCACCGCAAATGGTAAAATTTCACGTGCTGATCTAGAGCGTATCAAAGCCAGCATCGGAGCATAACCGTGTACATTGCACAGATCATATGCGAAGATAACGTAGATGAACTTCGTGACACAGTCATCAGTCTACTGACTGCGATTGCTGCCGAAGGCCTTACAAATGTAGGTACTGTGCAAATACTAAAAGATCTTAGACGCAGCGGATACACTATCAATCGTGCCCAGCTACAGCAACTTTTACAAAATATACCAATTGTAAAAAGTGCTGATCGTGATACAATTAGCGTGGTAACCAATCGTTCAGCAGCTGAACCTGGAGACGATTTAGAAAAAAGCAAAGACCGTGTAAACAAGATGGCAACCAAACAAGCAAAGGATGAGCTCGCATGACAATCTATACTATAAATGCAACACAAGCAAAAATTGACGCAAGAGCTGATTCCATTATACTTGACGAAGTGTACAACTTGACCAAGGAAATTATCAGCGATGCAGACGCAGGTGCGTACAGCACAACAGTTGCAGATGGTACAGATATGACAGAAGCTACACCAGCTACAACCATCACTGGTACAGTTGCCAACCCTACAATTACCAGTGGTAATACTTTCATTATTGCAGGCAGTACAGTTACATTGGGTACCAGTGGTACAAGTCTAAATGCTATAATTGCTGACATCAATGATGCTGAAATCACCGGCGTCAAAGCCAGTAAAAACTCAAGCGGTAACTTGGTAATTACCTATACTCATACAGCCAGCACAGCATGGGATGTAGCAGTAGGTGCAGGCACAGCAAACACCGACTTGGGCTTTACAGCACAAACATACAGTGCATCAAACCCTACCAGTGTTACATACTACAATGTATGGAAAGGCACTGCAACAGACCGTGCAAAAACTGATCAAATGAATCAAGTGATCAAACATTTCCAAGGCCTAGGCTTTCACATTGAACGCCAAGAAAATGCCAGCACAGGAAAAAGCTTCAAATGGGTAATTAGTTGGTAGACAACTAGCACATTTTCTCTTATAATCAATACATGTTGAAACTTACAAAGCCGTACGACTATCAAGACTTGAATAGAATTGATGGTAAGAAACGATTGTATGAAGCGCCGGACGGTTCTCGAATGCCCAGCGTTACTACAATCTTAGATGCAACCTCTGACAAAACGCACTTGATTGCTTGGCGCAAGCGTGTTGGAGAAGAAAAAGCCAAGCAGATTACACGAGAAGCTGCGGGTGTCGGCACAAGCATGCATGGCTTCTTAGAAAACTATACCAAAGGAGAACCTCTGCCACACAAGAGCAATCTTGTTCATGTACAAGGACGAAAGATGGCAGACGTTGTGATAGAAAAAGGACTTAGCAAAGTAGACGAAGTTTGGGGTAGCGAAGTGCATCTATACTATCCTGATTTGTACGCAGGGACAACAGACCTTGTTGGAGTTCATAATGGTGTGCCGGCTATTATGGACTTCAAGCAAACCAACAAACCCAAAAAAGAAGAATGGATTGACAACTACAAATTGCAAGGCGCAGCATACAGTTTAGCACACAATTATATGTTTGAAACTGACATCCGCAAGATTGTGATCATGATGTGCAGCAGAGATTTTCAGTATCAAGAATTTGTAATAGAAGGTGAACAGTTTGACCATTGGGCAGAGCAATGGGGACACCGAATCATGCAATACCATAGAATGACGTCATAAATAATACATCAGGAGTGGTAATATGGCAACTACACAAATAGCAAAATTACTAATTAGACAGGGAGACTTTGCTGATCTTCCTATACTAGACCCAGGCGAACTAGGTTACGCAAAAGACGACAAGCGTCTGTTTATTGGCAACGATCCAATTTCATTCACAGGCGATGGTAGCACCAGCTACACTGTTGGTATTGATGTAACCAAAAAGGGTCAGTATCGTGTAACCAAAACCAACAACGGTGCTGTTACAGAATACAGTAGCAGTAGTTTCAGTATCTCAGGTACTACTATTACTTTTACCACAGCTCCTACAGCCAGTGACACTGTGCGTGTTTATCACAACAGTGAAATTGGTCTTATACAAGAAGCAGCATCATTTGATACATTGAATCTCACCGCTGGCAGCAGCGATGCAGAAACTGGTATCAGTTGGAATGCTACCACTTACAACAGCGCAATTATCGATTACAGTATCAGCAATGTTCAAAACGCAGCAGGTGATCCTGGCTTCCGTGTTGGCACTATGAAGATCAACATTGACACTAGAAGCACAGTGGATGATTATTATCTACAGGATGACTTTGGTGGTGTGAACAATGTAGATGTTGACTTTGCTGGCAGCTATGACAACAGCACAAATATCTTCATGCTCAAGTACACTGACAACGATAACTCAGCAGCACAATTCAGTTATAGTATTAGACTTTGGAAACAAAACCTTGCCTAGACTGGCTTGACAGTCGTAGTGATAGGCTAGCGTCCTGGCGAAAATTTCGCTTAGAGAACACTGGACTATCTGTAGAACAAGCTGTCGATGCCGTAATAAATTATTATAGTAAGCTGCCGTTGAGCAGTATCTCCATTGATCCATATGATCATAACCAGTGGGGAACCATATGGGAAATTATAAACAGCAATGAATATTGCGAATTCAGCAAAGCACTGCTTTATGCATACACTTTGCACTACATAGGACATCCTTGTGCGATTGCCATTGGTAATACTGCAAACAGTCAAAATTTGATTTGTATTTGCAACGGACAAGTGTTGAACTTGGAATATAACAAACCAGTACCAGCAAGCACAGTAGAGTTTGTTGAAGAAAAAAAATGGTATACAAACGAGTTATGTACGTAGTATAAGATGATAAATCGATGATAACTTATATTATACCCAACAACAAGGACACGATTTATGATTAAAGTAACCAAGCGTAATGGTTCTACGGAACCGCTCGATATTGAAAAGCTACACAAAGTTGTATTTTTTGCATGTAACGAGATTGCTGGTGTTAGTCCTAGTGAAGTTGAAATTCGCAGTCAATTACAATTTTACGATGGCATTACCAGTACAGAAATTCAAGAAACTCTTATCAAAGCAGCAGCAGATCTGATCAGTGAAGATACTCCAAACTATCAGTATGTTGCTGGTAGGCTGATCAATTATCATTTGCGCAAGATGGTGTACGGCGATTTTGAACCATGGCCTGTGAAGCAATTGGTTGAGCGCAATGTTGAAGCTGGATTCTACGATGCTGAGGTACTGGAAAAATACACAGACGAAGAATGGAACTACGTACAAACTCACATTCATCACGAGCGTGATGACAATCTAACCTATGCTGCAATGGAGCAGTATCGTGGTAAGTATCTAGTACAGAATCGTGTCACAGGTATGATTTATGAAACACCACAAGTTGCAAACATGTTGATTGCAATGACACTATTCTCTAACTATCCCACCGAAACAAGAATGCGCTGGGTAAAGGATTATTACAATGCAATTAGCAAGTTCGATATTAGTTTGCCTACTCCTGTTATGGCTGGGGTACGCACTCCACAGAGGCAATTCTCCAGTTGTGTCCTCATCGAAACTGGTGACAGTTTGGATAGTATTAATGCTACTACTAGCAGCATCGTCAAGTATGTGAGTCAAAAGGCCGGTATTGGTATTGGCGCTGGTAGCATTCGTGCACTGGGTTCACCTATTAGAAAGGGCGATGCTTATCACACTGGTGTAGTGCCTTTCTTTAAGATGTTCCAAAGTGCTACACGCAGTTGCAGCCAAGGCGGTGTACGCAACGGTGCAGCAACACTGTACTATCCAATTTGGCATTTGGAAGTAGAAGACCTACTAGTGCTCAAAAACAACAAGGGCACAGAAGACAATCGTGTGCGCCACATGGACTATGGTGTACAATTCAACAAGTTGATGTACGAAAGACTAATCACGTCGGGTAATATCACACTGTTTTCACCAAGTGACGTACCTGGACTGTATGATGCATTCTTTGCAGATCAAGATCGGTTCCGTGAACTGTACGAAGCAGCAGAAGCAGATCCTGCAATACGCAAAAAGACTGTGAGTGCACTCGAACTGTTCAGTAATTTTGTAGAGGAACGCAAAAACACAGGTCGTGTTTATCTAATGAATGTGGACAATGCAAACGAACATGGATCGTTTATGTCAGATGTTGCACCAGTGCGTCAAAGTAACCTGTGTTGCGAAATCAATCTACCAACAAAGCCACTGAATGATTTCAATGATCCAGACGGCGAAATTGCACTGTGTACACTGAGCGCAATCAACTGGGGTAATATCAAGACACCTGCAGACTTTGAAAAGCCTTGTGAGCTTGCTGTAAGAGGATTAGATGCCCTGCTTACGTACCAAGGTTATCCAGTCAAAGCCGCAGAAAATTCTACAATGAAACGCCGTCCTCTAGGAGTTGGCATTATCAATTTTGCATACTGGTTAGCCAAAAACGACACCAACTATCAAAATCCCAACTTGGAACTTGTAGATGAATATGCAGAGGCATGGAGTTACTATCTAATCAAAGCCAGTGCAGATCTAGCAGTAGAACAAGGTGCTATTTCTGGTAACATGGAAACCAAGTACGGACATGGTATTACACCAAACCAAACATACAAACGAGATCTCGACGAATTGGTAGCTCATCAAGAGCGCATGGATTGGGACGGTTTGCGAGCACAATTGCGTGACACAGGTATTCGCAACAGCACACTGATGGCATTGATGCCAGCTGAAACCAGTGCACAGATTTCAAATGCTACAAACGGCATTGAACCACCACGCAGTTTTGTAAGTATCAAACAATCAAAACATGGCGTACTAAAACAGGTTGTACCTGGATTCCATCATTTGCGCAACAAGTATGACCTATTGTGGGATCAAAAGTCACCAGAGGGTTATCTAAAGATCATGGCAGTGTTGCAAAAGTATATCGATCAAGGTATTAGTGTAAACACCAGCTACAATCCTGTGCACTATGCAGATGAAAAGATTCCAATGAGCACAATGATCCAACATCTTCTAATGTTTTACAAATACGGCGGTAAGCAGTTGTATTATTTCAACACATATGATGGTGCAGGAGAAATTGATGTTGATGCACTGAGTGCTGGTACAGCTGAACAGCCTCTAGAAGATCTACCAGAGTCAGACGAAATGTGCGATAGTTGTGCAATCTAAGATATACAACCGTGTTGAATTTATTGTAAATCACGAACCTGATCGTTGTTTGTTTTACAGCGACACGCTGTGGAATGTATGTCATGTAGAAAATCCAGTAACTGAACTCAACCTCGAATCGAGAATTGTGTTTGGTTACGAACTGTGCACAGAGAACGAAAGTCACAGCATGTGGGATCGATTGTTACAGTTTGCAGCAATGCCGCATGAAAAGTTGGTGTATGTGGTAAATCATAGAACTGCGCCCAGTTTGCTAACCACACATATGCCATGGTTGATACAACTGTTTCGAGCAGCACACAGCACAACATTCATAAATGTTAGAGTCAAAAACGATACTATAGATCATGAGCATGCTGATCTGTTACAACAACAGCATGCCTACAGCATTATAAATCAATTTGAAAGTTTAGAACCATGAAGAATAAACTTGACACAAAATCAATAACACTGTATATTAGTCAGTATACGTCTGCGTAAATACTGAACCCACAAAAAACAGAGAGACAGAAATGAGCGTATTTGAAATAAAAGACAGAGATCATACAAAAGCATTGGCTTTTTTAGATCCACATGGCGGCGTTGATATACAACGTTATGACACACTAAAGTACAAACAATTTGACAAACTAACTGACAAGCAACTGGGCTTCTTTTGGCGCCCAGAAGAAGTTGATGTACTCAAAGATGCAGCAGACTTCAAATCACTTACTGCACACGAAAAGCATATTTTCACCAGTAACCTCAAACGACAGATTCTGTTGGACAGTGTACAAGGTCGTGCACCTGTAGAAGCATTTGGTCCTATTGTGAGTTTGCCAGAACTGGAAAACTGGATTGTTACATGGACATTCTCAGAAACAATTCACAGTCGCAGCTACACACATATTATCCGTAATGTATACAGCAACCCAAGCAAAATCTTTGACGAAATGATGGACATTGAAGAAATCATGGAGTGCGGAGATGACATCAGTGAATACTATGATAAGCTGATTGAATTGAGTCAATGGTACAATCTACTGGGCGAAGGCACACACCAAATCACCAGCAACCGTGAAGCACGTAATGTAACCGTAAACTTATACGAGTTGAAAAAACTGTTGTGGCTTACATTGATGAGCGTGAACATTCTTGAAGGTGTGCGTTTCTATGTATCGTTTGCATGCAGTTGGGCATTTGCTGAATTGAAAAAGATGGAAGGCAATGCTAAAATTATCAAACTGATTGCACGTGATGAAAATGTACACTTGGGCAGTACACAATCACTGCTAAAACTGTTGCCTAAAGATGATCCAGACTATGCAAAAATTGCAAAAGAAACTGAAGAACAGTGTATCAAACTGTTTACAGATGCAGTGGATCAAGAAAAGGCATGGGCAAAGTACTTGTTTGCCGGAGGTAGCATGATCGGACTCAATGAGCAACTGTTGAGCGATTATGTAGAGTGGATTGCAACAAAACGCATGACAGCAGTAGGGCTCAAGTCTCCTTACAGCGTACCACAAGCAAACCCACTGCCATGGACTGCAAAATGGATCAGCGGTGCTGATGTACAGGTTGCACCACAAGAAACTGAAATTACCAGTTATGTAATTGGAGGCGTTGATAGAGACGTTTCAGAAGACACATTCAAAGGATTTAGTTTATGATACACATTTGGGGAAAGCCAGCATGTCCGTCATGCACAAAAGCCAAAGCATTATGCGAACAACGTGGCTATCAGTATGAATACTTGGAAATGGGCCGAGACTTTGATAGAGAAGCGGTTCTCACAGAGTTTCCAGAAGCACGAACATTTCCACAGATTGTAGTCGGCGGACAAAAGGTCGGCGGCTACGAAGCATTTATAAAATACATCGAAGATACAGGTTACACAGGAACAGGACACACACTATAATGTTACTAAACAAACCGACAAAAAAGGGTGATATTGTCACAGTAAAGTTGAGCACAGGCGAAGAACTAGTTGCACGATTTGAACATCAGGATACTGACAAACTCAAACTAGTGAAGCCGAGTGTGCTCACACTAAATCCGCAAAACGGCGGTGCAATGCTTATTCCTTGGTTGATGAGCATTGATGTACATGACCCAGAACCTGTAACAGTGTATTCGGGTCAAATTGTTGCTATGAGCCGACCACAAAAAGGTTTGGCTGATGCATATATTCAAAATACAACAGGTATTCAAACTGCTCCTGGTGATCTAAAACTAAGCTAAATAGCTTGTAAGATCACAAAGGACGCAGATGTCACGACTAGCTCATCGACAAAACGACAGTAGAACTTGCGGTGCAAGAACAGCCACCGGAAGTTCAAATGTATGGATTGAAAATGAACGTGCAGCAAGAGATGACGACACAAACAGTCATGGCGGTGGTGGTATAAATGCCAGCACCAGCACAGTGTTTATAAATGGAAGACCCGCAGCTAGAGTACAAGACAGTGCCAAACCAGACAACTTGTGTGGTTGGCCAAATCCTCCAACACACTGCAATCCTGACACAACTGGATCTGCTAGAAGTGTGTACATAGGAGACTGATATGGCTATAACAAGTGCAATTCTCAGCATTGGTACAAATGACGCAGAAAGAAACGCTGATCGTCTAAACGCAAATGTCACCACCATAATCAATGATTTGAAAAGCAGAGGCTACACTGAAATTGTTGTAGTGCCGCCTAACAGTGAAACACACAGTGTGCAAAGCACGGCTGTGGTCAATGCAGCAGTGGCAGCTGATGCTCGTATTGTACGAGGATTGTTTTCAGGCGATGTGCCTACAACAGAAAGTGCTGCACAAATACGTGCACTGTTGCCAGATGCTACAGTAATTGGAGACGATGTTGCTGTAAAAATCAACGGTGGTACACAAAACGATACAGCAAAAAACAATCTTAGCAGCACTGGTCTTATTGGTGTTATTTCAGAGCATTTTGGGCCAGACCGCAGCAGTTTTTATGATGAAGACTATGACGGTGGCTATGTAGAACAAACAGACAGCGGAGCAGCATATGTTGCAGGCGGCGGAGTGACTTTCACCGACTTCAGCAGCATGTCGGCTTTCAATGACTATTTGGATACACGACATCATGTAAGAAGTGAAGTTGTATCGCAAGAAACAGACAGCGGACGCAGTATCGTACGTGCAGAAATGAGCTACACAGTGCGAGAAATACTGTGTGCTGTAATGGCTGGCAAAGGACTCAAACTGCCCAATATACAGATGTGTTTGTATATAAACATTCAAGAATTGCTCAAGTTGGATGCAGTTACTGGTAATCTAAGAACAGCATTACAAAACATTGAATCAAGAATGGAAGAGTTCATTGATCACACAAACATTGAAAATGTTCTGCACAGATTGAACACAGTGATTGGCGAAGCAGCAACAGTTGCCAACATGATCAACTTCTGTGGCAATCCAATTCAACCAAAAGCGATTCCAAACATGTTGGAAAATGTTATGGAAAGTTATTTGGGCACAGGCGAAGAATTGATCAACAATCTGGGCAGTATTGCACCAGAAAATGTGTGTGCTTGTGTTGGTACCAATGGATTCAATACCACAGTGTTCAATGGCGGTGTACTAGGACAAATCAGCGAAAACTTCAATGACCTGGCTAGTGGCAGCTTGGCGTCAGGCACATTGAATGCATTTGCAAGCTCGTTGAACAACATTGCTACAGACTTTACCAACTTGATGAAAAGAGAAACTGAAATCAATGCTGCGGTAGGCGATGGTTATAGTTTAGGCGGTAGTCAGTTTAGCGAAGATACTTGTAACACAGCATTGGGCGTAGGACACAATCCTTTCAGTTCGGGTGTTGGTGGCAATGCAAGAATTGCAAATGGTATTCGTACCAGTTACGATCAGTTGGCAGGGTATCCTGTGATTGCACAAGATGGTACAGTTTATGACAATGTGTTTGAATTGTTGCTCAATGATGATCTTTTGAATATATTGAAACAGATAAACAACAATGATAGTCAAGTGGGTACACAAACACAGGTTCCAATATACGACTACTGTGACAACATCATTGGATACAAAACAGTTGTAGAACAAGAAAGCGAAACCACAAGTACAGGTCGTTCGCCTACAGCAACAAACTTTCCAGGTGAGTTATTGACTGACACAGACAGAAGCACCAGCAGTGGCAACACAGCTTCTACAACCAGCAGTGATCCTGAAGAAGCAGACAATTTTATTAGCAAAGCAAAACTCAAAGAGATTGCTGCTGATGCAACTGATTTTGCAGATTTTCAAAGTAAAATCAGTCAACTTTAGATAAGTACATATACTAAGACATTTTGGCAAAAAATCTTGGCAAAAGTTCTTGACAAAGCATCTTACTTGTAGTAATGTATAAAGTATGATGTTAGAAAAGAACAACATAGGCAAACAATTATGGCAGAGGTAAAACACAATGAGAAGCGCATTATGCGATGATGGCAAACGGCGAATTATGGCAAAAGTAGAAGTAGCAGTAGATACCAACAGTATTACATACTACGCATTGGCACATCCAGATATACTATACAATGATAGTCCTGCAACAAAGATCAGGACACTAAACAAACGTCAACTCTTCCTTTTAGCAAAAGAAACACTGCGTCAACACGGTACTGAACAGCCGTATGAACTAGTGGCTGACAACTATAAGAATAGCTGTGTGGAAGATCTAAAGACGTATATTGCGGAATTATTTCCAGAGATTGACTGATGAAAATACTAATCTTCGGATTACCGGGTAGCGGAAAAACTACATTGGCACGGCCATTGGCACAACTGATTGGCGGTGTACACATCAATGCTGACGAAGTTAGAGAGCATTACAACGATTGGGACTTTACACCAGAAGGACGCACAAGACAGGCACAGCGCATGCGTCATTTGAGCGATGGTGTAGTTCGAGCAGGCAAAGTCGCAGTTACTGATTTTGTATGTCCTACAAATGAACTAAGAGAACAGTTTGATCCAGACTTTATAGTATGGATGGATACAATTGAAGAAGGCAGATACGAAGATACCAATCGTATGTTTGAAACGCCTGATATTGTACACTACCATGTAAAAGAATGGTTCGAAGACACACATGAAGTGTTGCTACCAGTGTTACAAAGATGGATGGAAAAAAATGGCCTTTGATTGGAAAAAACCTACAGCACAAATGCTAGGCCGTTGGCAGCCTTGGCATGCAGGACACACAGCATTATTCAAACGTGCATTAGAAGAACACGGGCAGGTTTGTATTATGGTGCGTGATGTCGGAGGCATTATCGGCGAAGATGCTGGCGCAGGTCGTACAGCAGTACAGGATGATAATCCTTTTGACTTTGAAACAGTGAAACAAAACATTGCTGAAGGTCTCAGCGATGAAGGCTATACACTGCATCATGAATACGAAATTTTACTAGTACCCAATATTGTGGACATTGCATATGGTCGCGGTGTTGGATACACGTTCACACAACACGATTTAGGCAGAGACATACATGATATTAGTGCAACAAAAATTCGTGCAGAAATGCGAAAAAAAGGCGAACTATAGGTTGACATACGGTCCTGATCCTATTATAGTATAAGAACAACAAGGACAGTTGGCCGAGTGGTCGAAGGCGCTCCCCTGCTAAGGGAGTAGACGTGAAAGCGTCTCGTGGGTTCGAATCCCACACTGTCCGCCATAAATATTATCACGCTGGTTTAGCTCAGTTGGTAGAGCAGTTGATTTGTAATCATCAGGTCGGGAGTTCGAGCCTCTCAACCAGCACCATAAAGCGAGTATGGTGAAATTGGTAGACACGCTAGATTTAGGTTCTAGTGCCGCAAGGCGTGGGGGTTCAAGTCCCTCTACTCGCACCATAGGCAGGTGTAGCTCAGTTGGTAGAGCATCGGTCTCCAAAACCGAGGGTCCTGGGTTCGAGTCCTAGCGCCTGTGCCAAGCAAGGAAAGTTCGATGTGGACACTAGTATATTTGGTCTTCATTGGGGACCAACTAGAGTTCTCGAGATTAGAAACATACAACTCAATGTTTGATTGCTTTGATGCACGTGAAGCACTGAGTCATAAAGTAGGCGGCGAAGCAGGCTTTTTCCCACCAGACCATCAAGCAATTTGTATATTTAGAGAAGGCCAAAATTTGTAAACATAAGTATTACTATGTTTACAGTAGAAATGGACCTAGATGAAATACTGATTACTTTGCTCGAAGATGAAGCAAAGTGTGAAGATGTCAGTATATTCATGTATGATGATATGATATATTTGCGTCAGTGGGTAGAAAAGCAGCAGAGTTTTCAAGTAATACAGATGTCGCCAGAAATGTTTCAAGAAATGTTGAGCAGTATGCAAAAACCAGAAGGTACATACCGCACAGAATACATTTATAAAAAATAGCGCCTGTAGCTCAGCGGTTAGAGCTCCCCGCTCATAACGGGTCGGTCGTAGGTTCGAATCCTACCGGGCGCACCAAAACGCTTTTGCTGGACACGTAGCTCAGCTGGATAGAGCAAGTGACTTCTAATCACTAGGTCGAGGGTTCGAGTCCTTCCGTGTTCGCCAAAAGCGTTTTGTATCTTCTAACACCAATGGCTCTAGCAGGATTGTAAAGATCGTATCTTACTTGATTGTCCTGATTGCCACCCAATATCACCCAGTAATCTTTTCCATTGTGTGTTTGTGTTTCTACATAGAAACCAACGTGACCTTGCCAGCCTTGATTACCTCTAGGAAATACCACTACATCTCCACGCCGTACATCGTGTCTATCAACACGTGTGCCCCAGTGTAAAAACGATCGTGCCATCAACGGATTGTTGCTGACACTTTCTGATCCCGGTATGCTGTCTACTTCAAGTACAGCATTTACAAAAGCCGCACACCATTCGATGCGCACAGGATCAACGCCTGTAAACTCTTTTAGTTCACTTCTATTTTGTCTTTCTTGTAAACCCAAATAAGGTTGTGCTGTTACAACACTGTCTGTTGTACTAGTAGTCCCACAGGCACCTAATAGTACTGCACTGCACATTGCCAATATTCTCATGCAGATATTTATAAATACCTGTGAGACGAGAGGGCAAACTAATGCAACAAAATGAATATGACGTAAAGGTCGTAAAGATAGTCGACGGCGATACCGTTGATGTAGATATTAATTTAGGATTTGGAGTATGGCTCAGTGACGAGCGTGTACGCATTATGGGAATTGACACGCCAGAGAGCAGAACTAGAGACAAAGTAGAAGACCTCTTTGGAGAAGCCGCAAAAGCAAGACTCAAAGAACTAATGGAAGATGGCGGCAAACTTATTACCACAGAAGACAAAAAAGGCGAAGATATGAAAGGCAAGTTTGGACGTATCTTGGGAGACTTTTATGTGGAACGTTACGAAGGCAAAAAAGAACGTGTAACTGATATCCTAGTCGAAGAAGGTCATGCAGTTGCATACTTTGGTGGTTCAAAAGAAGAAATTCAAATGAAGCACATGGCCAACAGAGAAAAACTGTTGCGAGAAGGTATTGTTAGCAAAGAAGATTACGATGCAGCCGTAAAGCTAATGGAAAATAAATGATCGTCAGATAAACTAAATATTAGTGGAGTAGAAAGGGTAAGTCTATGGATTTTCTCAAACTAGTAGGCGATGTAGGTTTTCCAATAGCAGGTGCAATAGGTGCAGGTTATTTTGTTTTTCTTACATTGAAATTTATCTTACAAGGCGTAGCAGGCAGTGTGATGGGTCTCAAAGGAATCATCACAGGTTTAGATAATCGTTTACAAACAATGAACAATGATCTTGTAAAAATTGATACACTGATGAGTTACGCACTGGGTGTAAAACCAAATATCGACAGACTTGCTGCCAATGAGGGCAAAGAAGATGCAAGGAGAGACTGATGTTTTGGTTAGATTACACAGTACACAGTGGATATGAAAAATTTAGAGTAGAAGGTGACTGGCCCGGAGAAGTCATGGGTCGTAACAAAGATGGAACATGGGGCGGCAAAAATGACCCATTGTACAGTCCTGGTGACATATTCGAAGTCAACGAAGACGGTTGGTTGATAAAAATAGGCAACACAAAAGACTTGTTGTGGGAGAAAGATGAAGATGGCTGAATCAGACGATAAAGGCAAACTGGAAGTCAGTGTGCGTGTACTGGGCAACGAATTGGTTGCACTGCGCATGGATGTAGACGACTTCAAAATGAAATGGCTAGCAATGGGTGTCATTGCAATAGTTGCACTAGGATGGGCAGCAGGCAGTTTTGGTCCAGAACTGATAGCAATGTTTGGTGAGTAAATGCCCACAAGCGAACTGGTAACAGCAATAAATCAATATGGGTTTCCAATCATTGCAGCATTGGGCCTGGGTTATTTTGTTTACTATGTGTGGATATGGGCAACCAAAGAAGTAAAACCTGTGCTCAGTGATGCCAATCGAACACTGATTGGATTGATTGATCGTATACGCATGCTAGACAATGACATGATAAGATTGACACAGAAATTGAATATGGTACTTGAATTCAAAGACGAGTACGAAAAAATGACTGGTAAAAAATTAGATATCGACTTGGACGATATTGAAGATATCAAAAAGCGCACTACTTCGAAGAAGCAATAAACACACCGTTCCAGTCTTTGGGTAGATCCTGTGTTTTCATATATTCACAACGTTCTATCCACATGTCGTAATACTTTTCCATCTTGTGATCAAAATGATCATGCAGCATACGACATTTTTCTATAGCATCATCAAAACGTTGTGCACGATAATCTTCGTGCATTTGTGCATGTTTACGTTGTGCGCCTGTCCAAGCTGGACCTACATCATCTAACACTGTGTATATTGCAAGTCCTACACTTTTACCTTTTACTTGTAAGTCATCTACTTTGAGGTAGAAGAAGTCGTCTTTGGTTGCAGCATAAGTTGCTTCTCCGATGAGCAGGAGACATCCGTATTCTTTGCATTTTGATTCGACTCTGGCTGCGGTGGAAACAGCGTCTCCCAAAACGTCATATGAGTGTCTTTTTGTGCTGCCCATTTCGCCAAGATATCCAAGGCCTGTGTTGATACCAGCGCCCATTCCGACTGGCGGTCTTCCTTCTGGGATGATGACTTGTTCATTGAATTTCTCCACTGCTCTGAGCATATCTAATCCGGTTTGTACTGCTGTGTGCGCATGACGTTCATCGTCAATTGGTGCATTGTGTATGTGCATACTAGCATCGCCAATGTATTTGATAATCATTCCATCTGCATCCAGCACAGGTTCTGTAATGGCATCCATGTAGCCATTCATAATACGTGTCAATCCTTGTACATCATCACCAAAACTTTCGCCCAGTGGTGTAAATCCACGTAGGTCTGAAAACACTATGCTTACTTCTCGTTTTGTGCCTTTTTTGATTAGGTCTGGATTTTCCTGTAACAATCTAACAACAGTCGGTGATGCATATCCTGCAAACTGTCTTTTGATTTCTTGTTTTTGTAAAAATTCATCTAAGAACTTGAGTACATAGCGTTTTAGACCAACAAGTAATAAGAAGGCACTAATTGTAGCGCCATCTACTAGAATATTGTGTGTATTGAATACATATATGCTACCGCCAACAAAGCCGCCTACTGATAAAACAAATACTGCTATACCTACATAGGTCCATCTAGCAAGCACAATCAACAACACACCTGCTGCAACGAATGCTGCCAGTTCGGCCCATTGTTCTGCGTCAGGATGTCTGCTTATGTTTGATTCGTTGAATACAGTTCCAAGCATTACTGCTTGTATTTCATGTGGGAACACAGATCCTGCTGCTGTTCCTAATGGCTGTGTTACGCCTGCTGCTGTAGGTCCTACAAACACTATACCACCACCAAAATCATCTGGTAAATCAGTTACACTGTGTGAACGATATCCTTGACTCCAGTCTATCCATACTTCGCCACTTGTGCTTGTTTGTATAATACCAAACTGTGGTATACGAAGTTTATCTACACCTGCTGGTGATAGTTTGATTTGGAACGAAGGATCACCTGCTAGTACACGCAACACTTCCATTGTAACATTTGGATATAGTGTACCACCTGATTCAACAACCAGTGGTATGCGTCTAGTGACACCATCTATTTCTGCCCAACTATTTGTTATACCTGAGCCAACTGCGCTGTATTCTATGTTAGGAACGTTAGCGATGATGCCTGCCACACTAGGCATAGTGTCAATATAGTCACTATTGACAATAGTAGCACCAGGATTGATTGCTTCATTTTTATTCTCCTCTGCACCCAGCATTGTTACAATAACGGGTAATTGTTGCATTGTCAATGCTAGTTGTTCGTCTTCGCCACTGCGGTCTGGCTCACTCATAAGCACATTCCACACAACCAAGCCTGCACCTCTGTTGTACAAATCTTGAATTATGTCAGCATAGTCACCTCTAGGAAATGGCCATTGTCCGTATTCATCAATGGCTGCTTCGTCGATGTTTACTGTGTAGATATTATTCTCTACTGTCTCCTGATTCACTATCAGTTGGTCGAAGTAGCGTAACTGGATAGTCTGGAGGAAGTTTGGCGACAGCCACATCACGTAAGCTAGTGCGCCTAAAACCACTACGCTCCACAGTGGTGACAGGAGAATCTTTTTGAACATGCTCAGTTCCCTTCATTTGTTGGCTCCTGATATTTATTTGGATTGTACAGTCGGTCAAAACGTGGGCCTACTTCTTCCCAGTAGTTACTACTTTCATGGGAATAAACAACCAATGACAATCCTACTGCGGTTAGCAGTGTGCACAATACCAACCACTTCATTTTAGGTCTCTGTTGTCCCAAGGTGCGTTTTCATAGCAGCCTGCTGGCATTGTATCTTTGTAATTTACCCAGGCTCGCATACTGTTGCCGTTGGTCTCAATGCCTGCACTTTCAAATGGCATTTCACGTGGCTTGCCCCAGCAGCGATTTAGGCTCTGCCCTGGTACTCTGTAACGTGGGTTTGCGTCTAAGAAATCACGCAGTTCTGCATACTTTGCTGCCTGCATTGCATCTCTGTATTTGCCCGCACATGCACTGGCTTTACTCCAGTCGAAGTTGTCAAAATTTTCTGGTGAATAGTTTAGTTTACTCAAACAGTCTTTGGCTGCAGAGTTGTAATCAGCGGCACTAGCAGTTGCCCAGACTGCGGCCGCAATAATGATCAAAGTTCTCATATTATATGCCCTCTCTTCTCAAATAATATTTAGTTAAAACGACAAACGCACCCAAATTGGATGCGTTTGCTACTGTTTTAGGTTGCTCAATTATTAGAATTGAATTTTAATACCTGCACTCATATATGTGCTTGTGTTGTCACCTGCGGTAACTCTGTTTGCACTTGCGCCAATGCTTACACGCTCGTTGATGTTTTTATTGATGCCAACACCGATGCGCATTGTTTCTGCATCATCAAAGTCTTTTGCGAAACTTGCTGTGAGTAGTCCTGTATCAATATTCATACCAATTGTAGCATAACGATATGATTCATCTGCTTCTGCATGATCAAGAGCAGCTTGTACATCTCCAGTTTCTGTCCATGCATCTGTATTGCGATTACCAATGGTATAACCTGCAAATGGACGAACTGCACCTGTTGACTTTTCAACTGTTACAGTTGCACCTAGGTCTCTTGCAGTTGTTTCACCTGCTGCACCAAAGTCACCAATAGTTCTGCTGTACGTAATATCGCTGTTTGCCATATGAGCACCAACACTAACAGTTGCATCTCTGTTGTCCAATGCTTTGCCAACTCTACCTTGGATAACAGTTGTGCTCATTGTACCACTGCTACCTTCACCTGTTACTGTTGTATCAGCAAAGTTGATGCCACCACTTACAAGCATTCCGTTGTCAGTGCCTAGTGTGTGTCCTAGTCCATACGCAGTTGATTCTGCACTGTAACCGTTGCCCATATCGTGTGAAATTCTGCCACCTGATACACCGTCGGCAATGCCTAAATTTTTATGAACATTTAGTGCAATCATTTGATCTGCTTGATCTGCTCGTCCTGTAAATGAACCTGGGTCTGTAACGGTTGTTACTGCTACGCTGTCTGCTGCTGCACTTGAGGTAAGCACACCGTCAGTGTATGTGTTTGTAACCATTGGTGTTGTAACAATTGTAGTAGTTTCTCTGTCAATTGTTTGCACGCCTGCTGCTACACTTGAATCGTGTGTGGTTTGACTTTGTGTAAGCACTGGCAGACTTGTATCTACCACGGTTTCAGTTGTGATAACTGGTGTAGATGTGCCTTCTGCTGCGTCTGTAGCACTACCAACATCTTCCAAGTCTCCTGTGAGAATATCAGCACCACCACCTGCGCCGCCTGTTACAGCATCTTCTGCTGCATCAAATGCACTCGGTCCAAAGATGTATGCATAGCTGGCTGTTAGGATATCGCCTGAACTAACTGTGTTCCAATGCCAGCTCAAACCAATGGTGTTGTCACCTGTGTTTGTATTACTGCCATCACCGTCTACTGCATTTTCAGTATAACTATCCGCATCTGTTGTCCAACGTGTAATGCCTGCATCAACATTTGAATCTGTTGAATACAACCCTAATGCATAGCGCGAACTCAATGCTTCCGAGAAAGCAACATTTGAATCTGGAATAGCACCATAACCTAGCACGTTGTCTGTGCTGCTGCTGTCACCTGCTGCTGCTCTTGCATCTGGGTCAATAAAGCGTCCAAAATACACATCGTCTGCTGCTGTGCCCATTGTGATTTCTGTGCTGATATCAATATATGGTGCATCTGCGCCCAACGAATATGTGTTGGTTAGATCAAACACGCTGGTTACACCACCTGTCCAACTTAGTGTTCCGTCACCGTCTGTAAGTCCGTTGCCGTCACCTGTAATACCTGATGCACCTGAATTGTTGTTTGTGTAGTTTGTACCATCGACTTTTACACTGAATCCGTCAAACGGTGTTCCTGGTGTTAGATAATCATAACTGGTATTAAATGTTCCTGAGCCAGTACTGTCAAACAACAAACCTGGTGATGTATTACCACCTGAACCAAATGTGCCTTTATCACCGTTGATACCTGCTTTTACATAATCGTTTTCCAGTACGCCCATGCCTGTTGTAGATGTACTCATACTTGATGTGTCTGCTAATGTTGTCGTTGACAACATTACGGCCAGCAGACTAGCCCCCGTAAATAATCTCATTTTACGCCCTCCGAGATTTTATATTTTATTTAATCTGATATTCTATGCCGAAAACTACGCCTATATTGGTTTCGCCATTCCAAACTTCGGCTGTAGGTGATGCAAATGCTCTCACATTGCCCAAATCATATGTGCCTCTGATATACGGAGAAATAGGTGCTACTTCATCGTAGCCAGTAACCAACGCAAACTCTAAACCTGCTGCACCTGCTTCCACTCTAGAGCCTGCATATACACTGATACGCTCCATGCTGTTGTAGTATGCTCCAGCAATAACACTGTCTTCTACAAATCTCACATGGGGATGCACTTCGTTGTAATCACCTTCCATTCCAAGGTGTGTGCTAATCGCTAGTGCCCAAATCAGATCCATTATGCTGCTCCTCTATATGAGTGTCAATTTTTGTAGTCACTTTTTCTGCTGCCCACCAGCCAAATGCTGTGAAAAATCCTGCTATAAAAAATGCTATTATACTCTCGCCCATACTGCTATTTAGTTTTGGGTCACTGATATTGTGCAACCTGCACTGTTGTTGCAGAATTGAGTAAGCGCATAGCTTTTGTCTGTGTTGGCACTTTGTTCAAGTGTCAGTGTTGTGCTGTAGTTTCCATCCAAATACACATCACTGTAGTGTTTGCCATTG